TTACGCATTAAAGAGTAAGTCCGACTCTGGATATAGTCATACTGGAGCATTTGCAGACAAACCTACAGACAATAATTTCGTTTGGGAAGCTGGAGCTGGTATTAATTATACTCAAGACAATGTGGATAATGGTTTATGGAAAGTTCTTTCTTTAAGTAGAGACGTTCACAACTCAGTAGATAATCCTTACTGGTCAACACCTACTCCTACGGGCAATACTGGTGTAGGTTTATTTCAAGGAGCTAACTTGCCTGAAGGTGTATCTTCTTTAGTAGATTACGATTTCGTATATAATGACAATTATGACGCTAACGGCTCTACTGGATTTGAAGGTTCTACGGGTCGCATCAAATTAAATGATTGCCAGTACGGAGACCAGTTAAGAGTACGTTTTGATTTTAACGTAATCCCTCAAATAGCTAACACAACTATAGAGCCTGCTTTATGGTATTCTAACCGCGATGACAGTGATGATATTACTTTTACATTCCCACTAACTACTAGTCCTGTATTTTACGGAACTGGTTCGGTAGGAAAAACATACTTAAACAGGGTTGATATTTCGGCTTGGATTACGTCTAATGAAGATGTAAATGCTTTAACATTGCCTGCTATAAAATCAGATAACCCAGTTATAATTCAGCCTCTAGGCTTACTAATCACTATAATAAGATAATAAAAATGGCAATAAGAATAGAAAGAAACGAACAAGGAAACTGTATTAATTTCCACGGAAGTAGTAACCCAACGTACTGGAACGCTTGTTTGAGTGGTGAAGTTGACGCTACAGTAACTGACTCAGTAAACGTAGTAAATGATATCATTACTTCTCAGACTGGAGTAACTGAATATGAATTTTTTCAAATACCTTATACCGAATTTGTAGATGCTAATGGTAATGGATTCGCAAATGCTCAAGATGCTGCAAGCTACATAACAGCTAACGCTAATGTTGTAGGACTAGGTGGGGGTGGAACTGACTTAGCTCTTCAGACTGTATGTTTTAAATTAGATGACACTACTACTTCTATTATGCTAGATAATGGTTACTCTTTTGGAGTTAACACTATTAAGGCTTTAAATACTGGAGACGGTCTTATTACTATTAACTCTAAATTAGGCTCTATAACGCACTTTACGGGACTTGACCATACAAATGTATGTGACGGTGAAGGAAACGCTATTGCAGGTGGTTTAAATGACGTTATAAACTATTTAAATGAATTGTTTACAGTAGGTGCATTTGAACAAGTTGTAATATCTGACCCTTACTCGACTATGGTAGCTGACGTAGCTGGAGCAGATACTACTGTATCATATGTAGGGTACGGACTAGACCCTGTAGGGAATGATATCTATGGCTCTACTTCTACTAACTCACAAAATGGATTGTTATCTGATGACATTATAGACCAAGCTGGTGAATATTTTACTTTTGACATTAGAAATGAGGGTACTATAGGATTCGGACTTGTTCATACTCAAGATAGTTATAATTCTGGATTATATAGCGGTAACTCTACTTACGCTAATCCTACTACCTTTGGTGTGTCTAATTCAGCTCACTACGGATTTCAATTTTCTCACTGGTTTCACCCAACGCCAAATGGTTCTTGGACAAACTACGGAGCTAACACTGCTTACTCTATGAGAAGTGGATGGGGTAATTTTAATGGAAGTAACGAGCAGGCTGAATGGCTAGCTGGTAATCCTATAAAAGTAAGAGTAGGTATTGATTCTAACTCTTATATTTCGATAGAGACATTAAGAAATGGTTCTGAATGGGTAGCTCACTCTAGAACTTCCTACCCTATTCCACAAGGCTCATCTTATAGATTAGGTATTAAAACTAATCACACTGGAGCTAGAGTATTTAGTATGCCTAAAGTTCACTTATTAGAACCTGCAGCTCCTACTATGCAATTCAGATACATAGAGAGTCCGGATGGAGTGTTTCATTATCCTCTATTCGCTACTGCTGAAGAGGCTAACTATTATGATGAAATTCATAACGGATTAACTGCAGGTGCTGGTTCAAGTCATACTCACACCTATGCAGATGACCCTACTAACACCACTTGGTATATGCCAGAGGCGTCTCACGACCCTACTAGCTATACTTTCAGCGTAGCTCCTAGTGCAACTACTTTTAGTGGCAATGCTGTCTCTTATACAGAGGTAACATCTTTAACTAATGCAGATTTAACACCTACTCAATTTAGTGGTAGTAATATAACTCAAGAGGAAGGTACTGCTGTAAATATACAAGTAACTCCAGCAGGAGCGTCTTGGACTACAAGTGTGTCTATTAGTCCTAGTGGTAGTGGCTTAGTATATGATAACTATTCAGTTATTCAAGGTACTTTAGCCGATGTAGGAGCAGACACTACTTATACGGTAACCGTAACAAGAGCAAACTCTTATGGAAGCTCTATCGGTACAATGACTATAACATCTACAGATGTAGCACCCGTTCAAACTAACCTAACTGCATGGACTAAGGCTTTAGACTTTAGTGGTTCTGGTGAGCATGCTAAAGGTAATAACAATTCTCGTAGTGTTAATCCTCTAAAAATGAATGACCAAGCTGTTTTAGTTCCTGTGCATTCAACCGATTCAACTAAGACTTCTGATAATGTTAACTCGAGACCTTTTGCAACTGCTGTAGTATTTAATATAGATAATATTTCAGCAAACCAGCATATCTGGAATCAAGGACAACCTGCATCTCAGGGACATAATAACATGTACCTAAAGGTGAATTCTAGTAAGCAATTGATATTTGGATGGGGTAGAGAAATAAGCGGATACAATGAATGTACGATTCACCCACTACCATCTGCACCTAGTGGATATCTTGGACATAATTCTTGGTATGGTGTTTATATTGCTCATAAAGGTCAGAGATTCAATGGTAATGATTCTACTGCAGCTAATTTAGCAGATGCTTTTGATATTAGATTAATGAATAGTGCTGGTAATAACTGGACTATGGGCTCTAATTTATCAGTAGCATCGGCTTGGACTTCAACAGGTTATAGAATGGATAGAAGTATAACAGGTGATTTTACTGTTGGGGGTAGAGGTTCTGACCGTAGCTTTAATGGAGAAATAGCTTCTATGGTTGTCACTACACTTAGGACTGATGATGACATGCCTACTAACGCTGAAATTGAAATGATGATTAAAGACCCTACACAATGGGTAGCTGATTATAAGGTAGGAAGTCAATTTAGACATTGTACTACAAACTACAGCGCTTATGATTGGGATACTAACGGTAGTGAATATTTTGCTACACAAGTTTGGTTAATGGGTGATGGAACTAATGATTCTTATTCTAATGGAATTAGAAACCAAGTTAGAAATACCGATGGCTATACTAAATTAGCATTACAGAGTATGGTATCTAATGATATTCAGAGTGTAAGCATCAACGGATTAACTTAATAATAACCTTAGCCCCTTCTTAATTGAGGGGGTTTAATTAAAACTATAAAAATATGCCATTCAAGGGAAAAATGCCGTTTCAATACAAAGATGCTGGTAAATTATGGAACAAAGATTCTAAAGGTCAAGGCTTCGGTTCAATGTATGGAGGCAATAGAACTAGTGCTATAACTAAAGATATACAAGATAATACAGTACAAGAAGATAGAGCTTCGGACATGTTTTAAAATGCCGGTATAAAGTTGTTTTTAATAAAAAACTATACCTTATGAATGCAAAAGAAACCATCCAAAAAATTGCAGACGCTTTAAACATTACTAAAGAAGACGCTAAAGAAGTTACTCCAGAAGTAACAGAAACTCCTGCAGAGGCTCCGGCCATTGTAGAGACTCCAGAAGCTCCAGAAGCTGCTCCAGTAGCAGAAGAGGTGAAAGAGGAGAAGGTAGCGGAGGAAGCTCCTGAGACAGTTGTAGAAACTGTTGACGAGGTTGCTGAAGCTCCAAGTGCTGAGCGAGTAGAATTAGACGCGATGAAGGCTCAAATTGATGAGCTTAAAAATCTTCTAAAAGCTGCGGTCAGAGAGGACTCTAAAGAAGAGGCTAAAATAGAGGTAGAAGAAGCTCCAGTAGCTCCTCTTACCCATAGCCCAGAAAATACTTCAGAGGTTAGCCACAAGAAGATTGGCGGCCATGGAGGTGATGTTCTTAGTAGAGTTTACAAGTACATGAGCTAAATTGAATATTAATAATTAATCTAAAACAAAAAACAAATGGCTACTACAATGACTATTACTTCTTCATCTTACGCTGGAGAAAAAGCTGCAGGATTTATCGCTGCTTCTTTACTAAGTGCAAACACTTTGGATAAAGGTGGTATCACTATCAAACCTAATGTAAACTACAGACAAGTAATGCAAAAAATTGCTGTTGGTGATGTAATCGCTGACGCTAACTGTGATTTCGCTGCAACTTCTGACGTTACTTTAACTGAGCGTTACTTAACTCCTGAGGAGTTTCAAGTAAACATGGAGCTTTGTAAAAAAGACTTCGAAAGCGACTGGTTGAGCATTGAGCAGGGTTACTCTGCCTTCGATACGCTTCCAAAAAGCTTCGCTGAGTATTTAATCTCTCACGTTGCTGCTAAAGTTGCAACTAAGACTGAATTGAACATCTGGAATGGAGACGCTACTAACTCTGGCTCTTACGATGGGCTTATCGCTCTTATGGCTGCTGACTCTGACGTAGTAGACGTTACTGGAGCTGCTATTACTCCTGCTAATGTAATTGCTGAATTAGGTGCCGTAATTGATGCTATCCCTACAACTGTATACGGTAGTGACAATCTTTCTATCTACATCTCTTCTGCTGACGCTCGTTCTTATGTACGTGCTCAAGCTGCTTTAGGTTACAACGACCTTTACCATGTTGGACAAACTGCTATGGACTTTGAAGGTGTAAAATTATTTGTTGCAAACGGATTAAATTCTGGGCAAATGGTAGCGGCTGAAAAGGACAACTTAATGTTCGGAACTGGCCTTACGTCTGATTTTAACGAAGTAAAAGTAATTGACCTTGCTAATATCGATGGTTCTCAAAATGTTCGTGTAATCATGAGATTCAAAGCTGCTGTACAGTTTGCTATCGGTTCTGAAATCGTTCTTAGACAAGTAACAGCTTAATACTAAATAACGGATAAGGGGTTCTTAATTGAGCCCCACTAT